TCTAGCCACTTAGACAAAGACTCCTCAGTTGGGTCTAAGTCCTGTGGTATGAACGCAGAAATTTTCTTGTTCACACCGCGAGCTTCGAGGACATCCTTAATGGCTCGTTCACGTTGCTGCTTGTTTAAGGTTTCAAACTGTGACTTTAGGTCAGCTAGTTCTTTTTCCTTTTGCTTATTTGCTTTTCGCAGTTGCTTAACGACATCATTAGATTCAGTTGTTACTTCGTCTTCGTCGTCCTCGTAGTCGTAATTGGACATAGTCCGTCTCCCTTATTAGTTAATCGCAGGCCTCACATAGATTTGGGGAAATCTGTGTGGCTCCCACTCCTGGTAATTATTGTCGCTCTACTGGGCCAGTCGTTCCAGTAGCAGGTTTATTTAGAAAGCGCCAGCGCCAGAGTTTCTGGCTAGAGCACCTTGTGCTAGTCCTGATTGACCACCGAAAGTGGCTTGCTCAAGTGCTGTTAGTTTCTTGCGCTTTTGTGTTGCTTCTGCTGCACCTGATGTACCAAAGACTTCAGCAGTAGCTGTTGCTTGGTTGTAAGGTGCTTCATTGTAAATCTCAGATAGTGCACTACCACGTGGTGCCATTTGTGCTACATCTGCAAAACCTTGTTGTGCTTGTAACTTAGTTACACCAAAACCTGCAAGTTCTTCAGCACCTGCTGCAGATGTTGCAAGTCCCTGTGCTAAGGCTGCTCCACCAATTTCGGCTGCAGCAACCTTGCGTTGAATATCCTTGAGTGCGTTCTTAGGATCAAGTGAGTAAGCCAAGATTTCGCCATTGTTAATACCAGGATAGAATGTTTTAAGAGCTTGTAATACTTCTGGGTTAGACTTAAGTACTCTATCTTGTGCTGTAATTAAACGCTCTTCAAGTTCTGTAGCAGATACATCTCCACCTAGAAGTTCATCAAAACCAATCTGCTTTCCAGTGGAATCTTTAGTATAGTATGTGGCAGGTAGCCCATAGTTACGCATAACGTTCTGATACTGGTCTTCAAGTTGAATATACTCTGCTGGGCTAAGTGCAGATAAACCTGCAGCTATACGCTTTGCGTTAGCAGAAAAACGTGTTTGATATTCAGGTGTCTGAGATAGAGCCAAACGTAAAGACTCACCTTCTGATATACCTGATTCAAATAAAGTTCTTAAAGGACTAATTAAAGAAGATAGACCAAGTCGAGTTAATTCAGAAGCAACTGTGTCATAAATTGATTGACGTCTTTCTTGTTTTTCAGAATCAATAAGATCAACATTTGTCTTTAATCCTTTGTCTGATCCACCTAATCCTTTATCGCTATTATAAAGATTTTGTAGACTACCTAAATCTGATGCAGTAATTCCAGAGGCATCTGCATTTAGATCAGGTGGAAATGAACCGTTGTTTGAATCCATATACGCACGGATCTCACCTAATGTATAGATACCTGTACCGCCACTACCAAGTATTACTCCGCTGGGTCCACTGCCAGGAGCGCCACCTCCGAGTGCCTGATTGATTGGAGTAATGTTACCCTTGTATTTTGCATTTGGATCTTCTGCTTTTTGTAATAAATTAAGTGCTGGTTTAGCAACAGTGTTTAATTGATTAATAAGACTACGAGCAACAGTTGCAATTTCTTTATTTCCTTGCTTTTTTGCATCAGAAAGCAAACTTTTTGCATTTGTCAACGCTTTATCAAACTCTGCCTGAGCTTTATCTACACCACCTGTAAATGCTTTTTTATTTTTTCCGTCACTCATTGTTTACCCCATAAATCCAAAGTCTTTAAGGACTGTTGTTAGTCCAGAAGATACTGTCTCACGAGCGTTATCTGTATATTGCCAACGTGGGTCCTTGCGAAGGGACTTCTTGAAATCAAAGAGTGTCATATTTCCCTTGTCAGTAATAGCGTTGGTAAGAGTCGGATCGTTAAGGTCAATCTTGTCCATTGGAATTTCCAAGATAGTAGCCATACTTTGACGGTATGGTTGATACACCTCAGTTAAGTCACTGCCTGCATCTAGTAATTTTTTAACATTATCTGGCATTGCATTTGCTGCAATAGCACGGATATTAGATTGTATAGTCTCTACCTTTTCACCGTTTTGAAGTCTAATTCTATAAGACTCAATTTGACTTGGGAGTAAAGTTAATCCATTATTTCTTGCAGTATCTTGCAAGATTTGAATATCAGGAATTGTTTTATCTTTTTTGCGTTGAGCAAACTCAGGTAATTTTTGTACTCTATCAGTAATCCATTGTCCTACATCAAGACCTTGGGTAGTCTGGCGAACGCCATTAACCATCTTAACTCTATTTGGATTCTTCTTTTGAGCTGCAATAAGACCAGGTGTAAGTTTTTTAAGTTCTTCTGCTGTTGCATCACGTTGAAGCTCTGCTTGGAAAATTTGATTAATTGCGCTCTTAGCAGTTGAAGGTGATGCTATCGTTCCATAATCAGTAAGATCTGCTGCACCTGATCCACCAGTCTTAGTGTTAAGAAGTTTGGCTGATGCGTCATCTGCTATAAATGATCTAAAGTCTTTACCCTGTAAAGACTTTGGTAATGATGATCTATCTCTCGCAATTCTATCAACTTCATCTTGGAAACGTAAAGAATATTGGCCATCTACTGGACCTTTGTAACCAAAATTCTTAGCAAAATCTCTTTGTACTTCTTCAAGAAGTTTAGAGTTTGCTGGGTCTGCTAAGGTTGAAATAAAAGAACTTAGATTATCTTCAGCTTCTTCTTCCGTACCTGCTTTCCCTTTAGAAGTTTCATCTTCTACTTGTGGAACAGGTATTCTTGGAGTGCCTAAAGGTTTTGGTTTTAGACCAGATGATACAGCAGTCTCGTAAGCAGCCTGTGCCTTACGGTAAGCAGTTTGATACTTTTCTTCACCCTTATATCCTTGAAGACTAAGTTCTGCTTCTTTAAGACCATCAATTGCTTTTTGGTAAACATTGCCAGCGCCTTTAGCGGTAACCTCTTTTAGTTTACCTTCTTCTTCAGCCTTTTTTAATTTATTAAATTCTCTAGTTAGGAGGTTTTTCTGAGTTTGAAACTTATTGTATTCAGCTTCTGCTTCTCTAATTTCAGCTTCTAATCCAAGAATCTCAGATTCTGTTTTTTCTTTAACTCCTTTAAGAAGACCCTTCTTCTTGAGAGTTTCTTTAGCACCACGAAGTTGAGCATAAAGACCACCGCGATTGGCACGACCATTAAGTCTGTCGTAGGCTTCTCTAGTATTTTTAGATACTTCTGGAAATTGTCTTTCAATCTCTTCAAGAGTCATTGTTATTTAGTCTCCGATTCCAGGTAATCTACTGAATAAAACATCATATGCTGCTTTAGTGTTTTCGTTGTATAGAGATAGTTCTCTTAGTCTAAGGATTGTATTATCCTTTAAGTTATCAATAATAACATTACTTACGTTCATAGCCTCAAGATTTGCTCGTTCTTCTTTGTAGTTCAAATAGGCATCACGTAGAGCGCGTAACCCTTTTACTACGTCTGGCCTTACTTGAACGTCTGAATCCAATAGAGCATTAAGTTCGTCAAGTGTTTCAAGACGCTTGATAGCCTTTTGGCTACCTTCTGCTAACTCTTGTGCCACAAGTGGACGACCAGCAAAGAATACTTTTTTCCACTCATCAAAGTTTTGGCGAATATTTCTACGCTCAAAGTCTACGACTGCAGTTTTTAATTCTTCTTCGTACTCATCTTTACGATCAAAGTATTGTCTTACATCAGATGCTGTCTGTACTTCACGAAGGTAATCATCTACTCGCTTATTCTGCATAAGACCGTTATCCTTCATAATCTTGTAGGCATCCCAAGAGAAACCTCCCTTATGAGGGATTAAGAAGCTAGCTGCAAAAGGATATTTCTTAAATAGTTCCTCGTTCTCAGCTACAAACTTACCAGATTCTTCTGCATATCTAAGAGGTGCAATAGACTTCTTTTCAGACTCTGAAACAGTAAATGGAATTTGATTTGGATACAATTCAACCCACTTAGCCATAGCCTCATTGTAATCTCCATCATACTCTTCAATGAGTTTATTCCAAGTTTGCTTAAAGTTGGCTCGTCCGTTATCTGATATCCATTGAGCCATATCTGATTTAAGCGTTACTGCAGGTGATGCTGGAGCAAGGAAACCAAATACAAAACGAACACCTAAGATACTCATTACTGTACTCTTTATAGCAACACGGTATTCTTCCATCTCACCAGGAGTTGGCGGTATTAAGTTTCCTTCTTCATCATACTTCTTTGGTAGCCCATTACCTGATGCTTCAAGATAAGTAACAGCCTTACGCCAAGCTGATGCGTACTGTGAGTTACGATCATCTTGATCCATAGCTCCATAAAGGCGATTAATATGAGCCGGTAGGAAAGAAGATAGAATTGGTTGATCTACCGCATATTTACCCAGAGCATAACCCTTAATAGTATCTGCTACTCCAGGAGCACCAAGACCTGATATCAACTGAGTTATAGTTGCAAAAGAAATACCTGATATAGGACCAGAAAATGTAGGAACAATTGATTCTGGGTTCAAAGAAGGTGTAAGCATCTTAACTTTGGCACCAAATTCAATAGGAAACGGAACCTTGAACTCACTGCCAATACCTAAAGTATTTAAAGTGTTTTGAACTGCGTTATAAACAGGTCCAATTCCTGGGTAAACAAAGTAAGATTCACCCTGATCGTCTTGTTGAATCCATCCTGAGTGAGTAATACCTTCATAAGTTATTGCTGCACGCTGAATAGCCTCTGGATTGTACCTAACAACGCGATACATACGACGATAGAAGTCTTCTGTGGCACGATAGAACCGTGCAAAGTTACGTAAACCAAAAGCAAGCTGTGTACGCACTAGCGGATTATCTACATATTGTAAAGTTTGTTGTACTGCACGCTCTTCAACAACTCTTGCTAAATCTTTTTTGGCTCTTTCTGTAACAATGGCAAGGCCAGTTGTGTTTTCAGGGTCCATTCCTTTTGTATAAGATGAAACCCACGCATCTTCAAAGCCAGTGTCACGCATCTGTCTACGTATGTTAATCATTTCATTAAGAACAATAGGTTGACGTGACATACGGGCGTTGGCTAGACCTAAAAATGTCCATCCTTGATTCATTACATTAGCAGTAATCTCTCCCTGTGGTACAGCCGGTACAAGTGTTGGGCCAACTACAGAGGCAGGTAGATCAAAGTCATCTTTAGGTAGGTCATCTAAAGATAGACGACCAGTAACTATATAGTTTCCGTTTTTATCAACGGTACGAATTCTATTAAGTAGCTCAATGTTAAGAGAACCATCTCCACTTTTAGTGAAAAGTTCTTTAGCTCTGTTATGTGTCAGAGTCAACAGTTCATCTGATGACATCTGGGTAGATGCACGAGCATCTTTTAGGAACTCTTGTCCTGTTTTGGTCTTTAACCACTGACGAGCCACAGTTAAATAGTCATCTAGGTTGTCTAGGTTAGCAACAGCAATAGTACCTAGTTCATCATTAGCGTAATATCCAATACGCATAATTAGAGAATACATAGATGCTTCGTCTTGAGTGCTAACAGCCTTTACAGAGAAGGTTCTCTCACCCTTAGCGCGAGTTAAAGGTGTTTTTGGTTGCCCTACTTCAAGAGCGTGAACACGAACACCTGTTAGTTCGGCAAGGTTTGTAGCACGTGTAATATAATCTGCACCTGATACAAAGTTAAGACCACCTTCAGATGCTGTAGATAAGGCATCTTCAATATCGCCATACTTAATCTGCTCTTTAAGAAGTTCAATCTCTTCTTTGTTCATTTGCTTTAGTCCAAGAGTTGAACGTAGTCTGTTAAGACGACCTTCGTTAAGGACGCGAGCAAAGATCTCACGAGATTGTTCTGTTATTCCACCAGCTAGTTGTTTTCTGACTGTTTGAATCTCAGCAAGTTTTTCAGTATGTTGCGGAGTACCTTTAGTAAGATTGTCTAATTCTTTGTTAAGACCTGCAAGAGTGTTCTTGCCTTCTTCAAATTTAGTTTTAAGGACTGTTAACTCTTGTACATTCTTATCAACTTCTTTACGATTAAGAAATCTCATAGCAATTCCAAGTGGGTTATCAGCCCATCCTTTGACACCGTCAGCTTCTTTAACAGCCTGTAGGTAAGTATTAATACGTGTTGATAGCACACGTCCTTTTGCTAGGCCCCAAGGAGATTGACCAATTGCTAGGTTAACCATAAGGTCTTCACCTGCATTACGAAGAGCATAACGAGGTCCAGCCAAAGTAAGGAACGACCAAGCAGATGTCATCCTGTTAGCAAAGTTGCTATTGGCAAGACCAATTGCTGTTTGAAAAAGTCCAGTACGTGCTGCCGCTATATCAATATCTGCTACTGATGGTACAGTTACAAAAGGATTAAAGTCAGATGGTAATGATCCCATTTCTGGGTATGCATCATCTGCCTTGCTAATTGAGTGTATACTCTTTGTCTGACCAGTTGCCTGACGTGCAATGGCTTGGCCTGGAAGGTTCGTATTTAATCCACGTATTTCAGCAATAGTTTTCCAAAGACCGTAGTAAACTTCTTTTCTTTTACCAGTCTCTTCAATTGCATTAAATGCTTCTGCCAAGAGTTTTGACTCTCGTGTAGGTAGAACCATTACAGCCAAGCTGTAAATTTTATCTCCAGCATCAGCATCTCTGACGTTAAAAACATCATCTTTAAACATAGGAGCAATAGCAAGTTTTGCCTTGGCACGATCAATCTTATATTTAATATACGCTGTTGAAAACTTAGCAATATTCTTTGGATTTGTTCTAGCCGTTACTAAATCAATAACAACCTTTTGATTGTCAATAATTGTTTCGGCTATACCATCAGTAGTTGATGCTCCACCAAACCATAAGTCATCCACCAATTGTGGACCAGTTACTTTTAGGTTAAGCATTTTGCGACCCTGAGTAACTGCGTTAATTCGTAATTTACGAGAAGCATCTAAACGAGGAAGAATCAAGCGTTGGCGACCTATGCCACCTTTAATCATCTCATCAAGTTGCTTTGTATTTTCAAAGAAAGCCTGCGCTGTTTTAGCGTTAGTAACTGGAATTTTGCTCTTCATTAAAGATGTAATAACTGCTGGTCCCAGTTCTGGAGCCATAATAGAAAGTTCTTTTCTAACTATTAAACTTGCCTCTGGGTCACCTTTAAGTTTTGAAAGTTTATCTAGTTTTTCACCGTAACTATCCCAAAATGCTACTGCTTTAGGATTAGCAAAATAATCAGCTACTTTACCTTTTCCAACTATTACATCAAGAGAGTAGTTTCGTACATCTAATGCTCTTTTTGCTGCACTAACGCGGAGAAGTGGATCTCCTAAAATTCTATAGGCTGCATCTACTGAGCCAGATATTGCTTTATAGAAAAAGCCTGAGCCTTCTAGTTCTCCTGGGAGAATAGCATTAGCTACCAGACGACCAGGTGAGTACTTAGCTGCTTCTACAGCATCAAGTGTGTCTTGAAATAAACCTCGTGCTGCTTCAACTTTGTTATCTTCAATACCATCAATAACTTTATTTGTTGGGTCAGCAAGCATAAGATACTTCTTTTGCTCTGGAGTTGCTTCCTTTAAGATCTTTTCTGGATCTTCACCAGATGCAATACGTACTGCAATATCTACAGCTTCTCTACCAAATGTAGCCTGTGCATTTGCAATACGATCAGGGCTAAATACTTTATCGCCTTTGTCGTTTGCTACAGTCCAAGCATCACCAATATCAAGGTCTTGGTCTACTGCAATAGCTGCTGTACGATAGGCACGAGTAGTAAAATCAGATATTTCACCAAGACCTTTAAGGATTGCCCCACCTGTGTAATCCCAAGTGGTTCCAAAAAATCCACGCTTAGGCTTAGTCTCAGGATCTTCATTACCAAAGTTCTTTTGTAAGTTATCCTGTTGTGCAGGAGTTAACTTCTTATACTTGGCACTACCAACCTCAGCCGGTACATTTAAAAGTTGCTTGTGAACCTTAAAGGCTTTATTAAAATCATCAACCTTTTTTTGTTCCTCTGGTGATAATCCCGCTGCCAAAGAGGCTGCTTTTAAGTTATCAGACATTAATTACCTCGTGATAAGGCATCCTGATACAAAACTGCAATCTCTCCAGTAGTGTCATATGGAAGCATTTTTACTAAAGCATCTGAAAGTTTTTGTGATGTCTTACGCATCATAAGTGCGCTAGATCCAGCGCCTGGTCCCATATCAATACCTGCAGTAATAGGTTCATCTGGTCGCTGTGTAGGTGCAAACAGTGGTGTAATTGGCGTCTGTTGCATAGATGCAGCACCTTGGCCCTGTCGGCCTGCTGCTCTTAATTCTGTATTTGTAGCACCGCGTACGTCAGGTGTTGATGCTAAAGGAGCGCCACCTGCGATCTCAGCAGTTTGTACACCGTCACCGTATGAGCTAGATGGTGGTAGGTCTGTACGTGATGAAAACTTTCCAGGACCGGATACTCCCTTAACTGGGTTCTTGGCTTCGTCTATTGCCATCGTTATCCTCCTGTATCGTCTCTATGTCTGTTGCAAAATCTTCCCAAGCCTTGTTAACTTCAGTTTCCCGATTAGCGTGGTAGATACTTAATTCAAAAAGTGATTCAAAAAATGTTGTCATTACTTGAGAGATATTAAATATCAACTCAGATAGTATAACTAAGAAATCTGTAGAGCGTACTGGACGACGCACTTTATTCTTGTCCATCGTCCAGCACCTCCATCAGAATAATATTACTTAGATACTTTCTTGCCTGGCTTTGGTGTTCCAGCGAATGGTTGGTAAACCTTTCCGCCTGTTACCTTATCTCCTGCTTTGCTGCCTTCGACTGGCTTAGACATTGGAGCTGGTGCTTGTGTTCCTTTTTTCATATTTCACCTCCCTTGGATTTATGCCGCGCCGCCGATTGAGGCGAGCAGTGATGCAATATCTGGTCTTCCTTGAGGTTGTTGTGGACCACCAGGAGCAGGGGCCGCACCGCCAGATTCATCTGGAGTTGGCTGCGAGGCAGAAGCGGGGGCCATACCTGCACCTAGTTCGGCAGGCATACCTAACGGAGCCTGCGGCTGTGGCTCAGGCGCAAAGGCCTTCTCCACAATAGTTTCAATCTGCATACCCTTTTGACGGCCTTTAATTACTTCGGCTATACGGGTAATGATCTGAATAGGATCTTGTCCTTGTGATGTAAGTACAGGTAATGTTTGTGCATACTGTGCAACTGCAGTGCGTAATGAATCACGCATCTCTTCAATATCAACTTTTTGCTCTTCTTGTGTAACGTTAATCTCAACTGGCATCTCACGACGTACATAATCACGTGATACAAGCTTGTCAGAGCGCATTTGTAGCAAAGCAATAATGGCACGGTTAGGGTCCATACCTGACATAATTCCGTAACGGACATCTACTGAATAGTCACCGTTAATAGCCTTAGCAGGTTGGTACTTGAGTGTGTATGGCATACCATCATCCATACCACGAATCTCTTTAGTGCGATTACCAAAGATCTTCTCATCTACTGCAAAGCAGATAGAGATTAAGTCTGTAAACAAACGAGCAAACTGTGCTTGTGCTGCTTTAATCTGTGAGTCAAAGCCAGCCTGTAATGCTTGAACACCGCGTCCTGTTACAACGCTTGCCTCAATGTTTCCTGAACGAGACTCTGGATAACGAGCACCGATACGTAGTTCACGCTCTAAGACACCAGACTCTGCAAAGATACCAGGTGGTAGGTCTAGTGGAACGCGACGGATTGCCTGCGGATTAGCAGAGCGCATAATTGAATCAGGGCCGATTGCCAACTCTTGCACATCTTGTGGGATGGCTATAGGAGCTTGGATGGACTTTTCGGCGGCCTGAATCTGTAGCACGGCAAATCGAGCACGTGCAAGCTGAACTGCAAGGATGTCGTCAAACTGACCACGTGCCTCGCCATCAATGGATGAACGCATTGCAACTTGTACAAGGCATTTACCAACTGGATTAGGTGTGCGTGCAAGGACTAAGTCTTTGCGATCTGGTAGGAAGATTACATCTTGTTCTGCGTCGTGGTATCTCACCAATGATAGGTAAGGACTGCCAGGTGTATAGGCGTTCTTTCCTACAATTACATCTGCATACTCTGGATACATTGATGCAATAGATGCTGCATCCATACCGACGATTTGAACCAAAGAAGTACAACGACCAAAGCGGTCAATCTCTGGGTAAGAACCAAATGGGTTAATCAAAGTAATAACTGGGTCTTGCTTATCGTAGTCAAGCTCTACGCGACCAATGAGCATACCGTAGGTGTTAAACCAATCAGCACCTGTATACATCTGGATCTGTAGTTGTGAATCGTTGACATAGTAGTTAGCGATACGACCACGAAGATCTGCAGCCTTACGTGCTGCATCACTTGTCATATTACTGGCAGAGCAGTTAAATGATGGAAGCGGTGCCATAGCTTCTGCTAGGTCACGCGCTGCCACGTCAATCATATTTGCAACTAGAGGCTTTGGATAATCCTCTGAGAACATAGAAGGGTATACCTTTGAGAGATCACCTTGACGTGCAGATAGAACCTCGCGCATACGCAAATCACGTCCTGCGTATCTAGTCTGCAGGCGTGCTGTCTTAGCAGAGATCTCTTTTATAGATAACAAAGTTATGTCCTTAAATTATTAAAGCGGGTCTGAAATTCCTGCGACCTTAGTAGGCCATACAATCTTTGACTCAGCAAGTGCTTGTGCCTTAGCGGCTACATACTTAGCATCTGATGATGGGTTGATCTGAGGTGTCATTACAGCACCCTTGTCAATGTAGTGTCCTTCGTCTTCGCCACTCTTGTAGCTTGGTGTAATTGCCATAGTTACTTACCCTTTTTCTTTGTAGATTCTTTTAATCTAGTTTTAGCTGCTGGCTTAGGCACCGCCTTCTTTGCTGCTGGTGTATTACCAATAGCTGCTGCTGCACGCTTTGCAGCAGTCTTTTTTGCTTGCATCTTTTCAATGTTAACCGCACGAGCTGCAGTTTTTTTACGATCTAATCGTATACGTGGTTCAAGAACCTTTGCAGCGGCGCGTTCTTCTGCCATAGTAAGTTTTACTCCCGCTGCTTTAGCATTACGATTGATAGTCTCGTATGTTGCAACACCAGTTTCTACACTACTGGCATTTCTAATTGCCTTACGTGCTCTGTCTGACAATCTTGCCATTATTTTTTACCCTTTTTCTTTTGAGACTCTTTAAATTTTGCAATAGTCTTCTTATCGTTGTAACCCTTAAGAATCACATCGGCATCTGAAGGCAACTTCTTGTTTTTGCTTGGAGGTGTCATACCTTTATCAAGAAAATCATTAAGACCTTTTGGCTTTGGTTTTTTTCCAACAACTTTAGGACCCTTTGGCTTATCTTTAATAATTTCATCTGGTTTAATTAAGCGAACATTAAATGGCTTTGTGTTTGAACCGTTTGATTTTTTCTTACCTGTTGGCTTAGCCATAGGTTTTTTCATATCTGCCATTACTGCTCCTTAGATAAAGTGACGTTCTTTCTCAGCTAGCATCTCATCTATATTGATGACTGCTCGCTTGCCCATCTCGTGGCGAGATAGGAAAGGGTTTTTCAAGTGGTGGCTTGCGTACTGACCGTTGTTGAGCATTTCACGTGCTCTGATCTCACAGAACCACAGAGCCATTACCATATCGGTCTTACCCTTAGTACTAGGTGACCAGGTGATTAACTGCTCGATTAAAGCCTTGATGTTCTCAGTTTGATCTGATGGCAGGTGCATTAGGTTATCTCTATGGTGTCTACCATCTGCTTGCTTAGTACCAAACAGAGTAGACATAGATGCCACACCAAAGCCTGAGTCCCACTTATTAGAACCGGTATGGTGCTCACGCAAGATTACTCCGCGTGATGCCAAGTGGCGACGCAGTTCTTCATCTTGAGTAAGAAAAGCCTGAAAGGCGTTCTTCTCTACTATCCACTCAGAGGGACCGTAGATAGAAGTCCAGTCAATTATAAGGTTTTTAATTTGCGCCGGAGATGGGCGAGTGATCTTGAAAGCATCAACAATATAGCGTTTGTGAGTGCTGCGATCAACTGCGTAACAAACCACAGCGGTATCACCAACAATAGCAGGGTCCATACCGCAAATAAAGCTAAACCCGTTAAGGTCGCGTGGATGACCAGGATTGCCGGCAACTAACTTACCTGCCTTACGCATACCGTCAATGGAACCGCGTACGGTGACAGGATCAAAGATTGCATTATCTGAAACATCTTGTTGTTGATAAACCAAAGCCCAGGTCTGTGCGTCCATAGCTTGGCGCTCTGCAGATAGGTGCTTACCGTTCCATCTAGGATAGAGTCCATCTTCATCTTGATCTGTTTCAACCTGTCCTTCAAAGGGTTGGTCGGACTTGGGCCAAAGTGTTACCCACTTTTCCTTATCCTCGTTTGTTTCCAAAAGGGCCGGCATAGCAAGATATGTCCAAGGAACTTGCCCACCTGGGTATCTATCTTCTTGGCGTAGCTCGCGGTATAGATCCACAGAGGCTACACGTGTACCGATAATAATAAGTTTGCCCGTAGGGTTAAGGCGGGAGCGAACGTCTTGTGTTAACCAGCGGATCTGCTTTTCAAACTCGTTAGCGTTCTTGAGTGTGACCGCGTCATCTACAATAATCATATCGGCACGCTTGCCGTAGATCTGACCGCCGATACCGACAGCCTCAATATTTGGGTCCTTCTCAGATGACTCACGGAGTTCATCACCGAAGGTGACACGGGTTGCAGTCCAGGTTGCAGACTTAGAATTAAAGCCGACTCCGGCGGCGTAGGCAGCTTGTAGGTCAGCGTACATAGGATGTGTCAATCTTTGCTTGATAGCGTAGAGGAAATCTGCTGCAAGCTGCTGAGTCTGAGAAACTATCAAAACTCTAAAGTTGGGGTTTTGCACAACCTTCCACGTTACA